CAAGTCGCAAAGGTAGCGGGAGTTGGGATTGATGACCTAAGAGACATGATGGGGATTGACCCTAAAGATGTCACTCTCGCTAACTGGGGATTAACTAAATGGGAAGATCTCAATAACTACATTGCAAAGGGCATACCAGACCATAAACTCATCGTAGTTAAGCTCGGTCTTTCTATCCTTAAGGTTTCTGCTCTAGCATTGTTGATGAAAACAGGACTCGCTGTTGTCGGAGCAGGGATTGTTAAAGTCCTCGCTGTGATCTTACTGATCTGTATCCTCACAGACACAAAAGCCACAGCACAGATTGTGCGTAAGTTAGGTGTTTCAGCAGCCGCTCTCGCTCCGGCTGTATTTAAAGACCTTGCTCGGAGCTTCAAGTTCTTGGGTGGGATCGCAAAGAGCATATGGGAGGGTGGTAGATCACTCTTCAAGAAGCTCTTTAGGCGAGCGGCTGTACGACAGATCCAACAAATGCTTCGTGAAAATACTAGGTTTAGGCGAGCCTACTCGCTCGCTCATGTATAAAGAGGTTTAGTTATGAAAAAGCAATCCTGTGTAATCGCTATCACCCATATTGGCGATAAAAAGTGGGTCTTTAAAAATAGAGACAGAAACTATATCCCCGACATTCGAGTACACCACATCATCTCTGAGAATGGGGTTGAGATCCTGTATTTCAAAGATGAGCGTACAGGTTGGGTTGAAGGCATCAATGAGCATGGGATTGTTGTATCTAACGCGGCCCTAATGGTTCTCGAAGATGAAAAAGAGGGTACAAAAAAGAAATCTAAAGCGATCCGATTTTCCCAAGATGCCCATCGGATCATCTCTGCTTTAGAATGTACCTCCCTCTTACAAGCGTTGCATATCCTCACACACCTCAAAACAGGTGTTAAAGGGCATACGATGATCTCGGATGAGAGACACGCTTTCGTTATAGAGCAAACCTCAAAACACGAGGCTAAAGTAGACGAGATCCTAGAAAAGAACTTTGTTCGGACAAATCATGGGATCTTCTATTCAGACGCAGGTTATATATCTGGTGATGATCGTGAGTCCTCCGAAACACGATATGAAACCATGATGAAAGTCCTTGAAAGTGGCCCCAAGAAATCAGAGGACATCATCAAGAAACTCTTCGCTCTTAGGCTCAAAGATGTGCCGAACCCTAACAATGTTGTCCGTAAAACCGACAATATGTTCACATCAAATCAGTTCCTGTTCGATGCAAAAACACGAACAATGACTATGTACTTAGTCGATCACGACTCCGAGTTTGTAGGGTATGAAAAGCACTTCAAGAAGCCTGCGAGATGCAAGCTCGAAGTCAAACGAGTCACCTCGAACAAGGAAAACAAAGTCGTCATTGAAGAGATTGAAGTCAAAGAGGAAGTGGTAGAAACACCTCCTCCGAATGAAAAAGTGTTTAGGGTCTTTGCTTACGGAACGCTTATGAGTGATCCAGAACATGAGGATCTCATCACAAACAGTTGGAAAGGACATATTAACTCAATTTCTAGGTCTTTCAATGTAGTGTCAGAAAATAACGGACACTTAGTCATAGGAACTAAACCAGGTGGGTCTATGCAAGGTTTAGTGCTTGAGTACCCTGTGGAGTCTCTTGAAAAAGTCCTAAAGACATTGGACAAGCGAGAAGGCTACAAGCATGGCAGACCTAGCGAAGAAAACACCTACATACGAAGCGTTATGAGAGCTTACTCCGAGAAATACCCTTATGGTGTCTTATGTGTCGTGTATCTTACGAATGAAGAGAGCAAAAAATACACAGGTGAGTGGGATCACCATGCACTCTTAAAAGAGCTTAGTAAAAAGCACGAGGACGATAGGATAGTTAAATACCTTAGAAGTCTAAGAAACGCACTTATCAATGAAACCTGTGATGATGCTTATGTGACTAAGATTAGAGAAGATCTCATCAAGCATTACAAAATAAGGGTCTGAATATGATCTCATATCTTCTCGGTATCATAAGTGTATTCCTTTTTAGGTATATTCTAACACCAAAGCCTGTTGTCGTTTATGGAAGCGAAGCACTTGAGTTTACAGGGTATGAAGATATGAATAGTTCAAAGTTTAGTGTGAATGTTGATGATATAAGAATGGCTTGGGATGTAGAGAAGCTATGGGTCGAGTTTGAGTCTCTTGAGTCCGTGGATTGGGAAATACCAGAGTCATTTAAGGAAGAATGGAATTGGGGTCAGACACACCCCTCAAATCATTTGGAGCGTTGCCTTAACGCGGACTTGTCATATCCGATATTGGTTTGGGACGGTGCAGTCATTGACGGCTGTCACCGAACAATCAAAGCACTCGCTAAAAACCAAAAGACAATCAAGGCAAGGGTCATCATCAATATGCCTCCTCCAGATGAGGAGACTGATCTTGATCCCATAGAGAATAACACAAACATACCTTGGACGAATAAGGATATGGTACAGATCGTACAAGCTGTGATGGAGTACGAGCAGATGAAAGAATACGACTTCCGACATCCTTTAGACGGTGTTTAAAAAATGAATAATGTAAACCTAAATGAATATATCCTTGAAGGATTGGGGGAGATCCACGCTCTTATTGCACACGAAGTCATGGTGTTCTTTAAGAACAGACCAGAGAGTTCTACTTTCCAAAGAGTCTCTAACAGATCCTTTAAGGTACATCTCGACAAAGGTGTGGTTAACTTCTCCTATAGCTATGCTATCAAACAAGATGTGTGGGTCGTCCAAGTAAACAAAAGAAAAGCCTTTATCGAAAAAGGTCGGAGTAAGAATGTCTCTCAAATTACAGAAGAAATCGTAGAGGCTGTACTCTCATAAATCTTTTATTGTGTAGTATGATGTAAAGATCACCTTTTAAGGAGAGTACATCATGTCTACGATTTCTGCGATACAAAAAACTATAGAAGCTCAAAACAAAGCAAAAGCTGTCAAAGTTGAGCCTAACTCTGCCGACACCTCTCTCGTTGATGAAAGAGAAGTCGGAGTCCTCGTATCTGGATCAAATGGAACAACAGGTGTCTATTCGGGGTCTGTTACTGTTGAGGCTGGCGATAGTGGTCATGGCAAACGAGGTGGAGATGTCACCATAAGGTCTGGAGATGGTGATTTTGGAGGGTCAATAACCATCTTTGGGGGAGAGAGTTTAACTGACCCTGCCCCCAACTTATATGGGAATGTGCTTATATCCACAGGGGGTGAGAGTCAATCTAGTTCCGAGCATACAGGGGCTGTGGTTATCAACACAGGAGGGGTCACTGCTGAAAAATACTCTGGCCCAATCACCATTCAAACAGGCACACCACATGACCATACTAACTCTTATAGTGGAAATATAAGGATTGAAAGTGGAGGTACAAGCTCGACTGCAAACGCAGGACATTCGGGCAACTTATTTCTATACACAGGGTCTGGAGGTACTGACGAGTCAGGCCGAATAACGATGAGAACAGGTGAGACAAGCACTGCACCAAGTGGGAATGTCCTCGTCAACACAGGTTCAACTACAACTGCTACTTCTGGCACACTTGTTTTGTTTACAGGTGATTCAACTGAAGGCAATACGGGTTCGATCACAATGAGTTCTGGTTCTACTAGACTTGCAAACATTAGTGGAGCAGTCACGATTCAAAGCGGTGAATCAGAAGAAGCAACTAGTGGTAATGTAACCTTAAAGAGTGGCAACCCACAAGGTAGTGGAGATAGTGGATCACTACTATTAGAGTCGGGGCAAGCGTCAACAGGTAGTAGTGGTTCAGTCTTTATAAAGTCTGGTTCTTCGGCTACAGTAGATAGTGGTACTGTGTATTTATTCTCCTCAAATGCAGGGAGAAATACAGGTGATCTTGAGATGAGAACAGGCATCTCTACTATCAATGGGGATAGTGGAGCAATTAACCTCTACACAGGCAATGCCACGAACAACACTCATTCGAGTGGTGCGATTTCTATTTACAGTGGCCAAGGGCACACGACATCGGGTGCTTTAAACCTCTACTCTGGTACAGCCACTAATGGAGCTAGTGGTAATGTTTCTCTCAAGTCGGGTGTTGGCACAGGAGGGGCTAGTGGTGATGCTACCCTTAAAACAGAAACAAGTAATGTAAGGTCGGGAGATCTTACACTAAGTACAGGAAATAACACGGGTGCAAGTGGCAGTTCGGGGCCTAGTGGTGAGATTTCTATTAGCACAGGCACTACAGATGGATTAACAAGTGGCATTATCACCATAGCAACAGGCAATAACGCAGGTGGGGGTAGTGGTGGAGTAGTGATTAAAAGTGGGACTGGTACTTCCACAGGGGGCATTTCCATTTCCACAAGTGAACCTACAAATGGAAATAGTGGAGGCATTGACCTTTACACATCTGGCACAGACACAGGTTCTACTGGCGAGATAATGATCTACACAGGCTTGAATGGTGGAGCTGTGGGAACGAGTGGAGCTATTTATATCTCTACAGGAAACTCGGACGCTTCCTCTGGTTCGGGCGAGCTTGGTATCCAAAGTGGAAACACATCAGCGGGTGCGAGTGGTGATACCTACCTTAAATCTGGAAATGCGGGCGGTCAAGATAGTGGTAATGTCAGCATTAGTACAGGGAACGCAAACAACTCTGGAGACATCAACCTCACAACAGGAACAGGAACTACCACAAGGGGTGAGGTCAAGGTTGTTTCCAATTCAACCCCAACTTATGCTGGCACAGAAGATCGGATGCTTTTAGCAAAAGCAGATGGCACATTAAAAAATACTACCTATGTACATATCGACTCTGCGACCGACAAGTTCAGCTCTGTTGCACCAGGAGATCACGAATACTCAACTAGTGGGGGCAACATGGCCATAAGTGCTCCTGGTGGAAACATAGAAATTGACGATAGTTCAGCCACAAAGATTTCTAACCCAACAACTTACAACAGGTTTTTTGGGCTAAATGGAACTGGGACTATAAGCACTCTTAACATTCAAACTCTTGGGTATGGAACCGTTGTAATCGGCACACCATCAGCTGGAGATGAAATAAGCTATATCCCTCTTTTCTTTAAAGATGAAGAAACTAATGTGGGGGGTTCTGATCTTGATCTTACAATAGGTACTGGAGAGACTTATGCGAGCTTATACGAGAGCTATAGTGGAAAGAACATTTGGAGTGGTGCAAATCTCCAAAGTTGGATAACCCCCACAAACCTTAGTGTATCTGTGGAACTAACCGTAAACTCTTCTGCACCGTTTACAGATTACGACTATTGGAAGTTCCCAATCTTAAATGTTGATATAGCAACACTCGGCGGCACACCTTATTTAAGGCTTGTATTTTCAGACACTGGTACACAAGGTATTGATGTGAATGGTTCAGGTACTACCGAGTCTTTACATATCCATTATGTACTTAAACATCGTGCATACTAAGAAGGCTCTTTAAATCAACCCCTATTGCCTTTAATGCCTCTGACCCACCCATACCCCTGTCCACTACAGAAATCGCTTGATTAACCTCATATCCTTGCTCTCTAAGGGCAAGGATAGCCTTAATCAATGAACCCCCTGTCGATACCACATCTTCAATGAGGACAATCGGCACTCCCTTTTGAACATTACCCTCAATGATCTTCCCTGTACCATGCGACTTGATCTCTGATCTCGCATACCCAAAAGGTCGATTGAGGTAAGAACCCATTACAGAAGCGAAAGAGATACCCGCAGTTGCCATCCCCACAATCTGATGTGATGTGGGGAGAAGTTCAATCAGCTCGTGAACGATGCGATCAAATAGTTCGGGTACTCCACTCACTCCCTTGAGGTCAATATACAGGTTAGATTTCTGACCACTCGCTAATGTGAACTCTCCCCTCTTGATGAGTTCGTGGTGTTCAAGCTCAATCTCTAAATCAAAGTAAGACTGCCTACCATATTCCTTCGCCACTTCAGCAGGATTGGATGCGTTTAGGATCGTCCGACTCATTGAATACAGAGTGTTTGGAACAGCATATCTGATCCCCCCACCTTGTGCCCCGATGCCTGGTGATAAGAACCAAGTGTTCGGAAGGTTCTTTCTAATCTCATGTAGGAAAGCCTCTTTATTACCAGCTACAACAAGACCCATCTCTTTAGAACGACTACACCACTCATAGAGGTGATCTTGAACCCGACTCTGTATCTTATACGCATAAGGGTTTGTAGTCCTCGCTAAGACGAATAGACCTTTATCTTTACGAATGAGGTGAGTGAGGGAGTCATATCCACAATAAGGGTGGGCTGTCATGGCACTCGCCCCTAAGACATCATAAACATACTTGGCATACTCGGTGTTTGTATGAGGCACATCTCCGAGCTTCCCATCGTAGATCCAGAGTAGACCTCTCTCATTCATGTAATCTGTAATAGCTTTTATATGCTCTGCATTACCATGATAGAAAGCTGGGTTTAACTTGTAGCAGACCACATAAGGTTCAGTCTGATCTATGATTGAGCAGACTCTCTCTACCCTTTGGCTTTCATTCGGATCGTCAAGACCAACACAGAGGCTAGATTTCTTTGACCTAGCTAATGACTTTAAGTTTTTAAAAAACATTGTAATCCCTTGAGGAGTTTAACATGAGAGCGTTGATTATTATTACCATCCTGTTTAGTGGTTGTAAGTTTGAAACGAAAGAGGAAAAGTTAGAACGCATAAGGAAAGACTCATGCGATCTAGCTCATCGTTATTTGAACGAATGTGCATACGAACGAAAAGGGGTACGAATAGCACCTTTCGTTAGTTGCTCTCAATCATACGCGGATAAGATACTAGAGATGTCTTGTGAAGTGCTTGTAGAAAACATTAGATAAAGATTTGTAGCACATTTATGGACGACCTAGTGTAACCCCTTATTTATTACATCATGTAAGGAGAATGAACCATGAGAAGAACAGCTACACAATGGCCACCAAGAAACGAAAAGGCGAGTGATCGTCAAGGTAAGATCTCTCACCTTTTGAGAATCATCCTCGATAACTGCGAAACACTCAACAAGTTTGAGCGTGGGTTTGTCAGTGATATGCTAAGAATACTCAACAGACGCAGAGGAATTGAGCCAGCTACTGCGTTGAGCGAGAAGCAATCTCGTACCCTTCGTAAGATCATCTACAGAAAGCATAATGACTACGAACACGCTGTCCCTTCTCTACCATCAGGTGTCAGTTTTAAGGGAGAGGTTCAAAGACTCCTCAAAAGCCAACCGAACCCAAATGAAGCTCGTAATCAACTTATTCCGATTGGGGAGGGTGTGCTTAGTCAATACCTTAGCGACCTTGCCGAGAGGAATGAGTGGTGGGACGGTGAAATGCGTTATACTGATGATATGAGATACAAAGGCATCAACGGAAACACACTCACTTTTGAGGTGAAATGGGAGAGTGCCGAAGGTGGCTCTTGGGTCAATACCTACGAAGTGAATGTAGATACCAGAAGGGTTGTAAAACGCTAAAATGGGTTGGGGTCATCCCAAACATCGGGGAACGCTTTAAGCACATTCGCAAAGTGTACTTGATGGGTGCGTAGGTTGTAATGAGGGATGTTGTAGTTATGAGCCGCCCTTACTGCATACCTCGTACCCCCCGATAACTTTCCTTGCATAAGTGGATCGCCCTCACAATAGAACACCACAAACTTAACAGGCTTGAGGTGTTCTGGGTCATCACCAAAGATCTGATACATATTGCGTATAATGAGAGAGCGTGTGTAAGGCTTCATCTTGTGTAAAGGGTATTCCCAACACACAGCCTTAGCTTTCTCGACAGCCCATTCATGCTCAACGATGTATTGGCTCTTGGGTGTAAAGATTTCTTTCTGGCCACCTTCAAGATCGCACCCTCGCTCAAAGGCTTGGTCAGCACCGACAGCTCCACCAGAGCGTAGGATCAAGTCTTTCTTAGTACAGACTCGACCTACCTTAGTCATAAAGTCAAGACAGGCTTGTGGTGTTTTCCTACTACCTATTCCAGCATAGTGCATATTTACTCCATATAGTCGTTTATACAGAGTTATATGATTTCAGACCCTGTTGCCGAGCCTCCTACTCACCTATTTCTTCGTCTTTCTTCATTCCTAGCTCGGTTCGCCTCATACATCTCCCTTTTCTTACGCTTCCTCTCTTCACGCTCTAATCTGATCCTTTCCCCATGAGCTTGAGCCTCCTCACTCCTTTTACGCTCGATACGAAGTTCTTCGTCTCTTTGCCTTTGCTCCTCATCCATTTGCTTTTTCTTCATTGTGTTATTATGCAAATCCTTAAGCGTTTCATAAATATCTTTAGTGCCACCACCACCATAGAGATCACCAAACTGAGTAAAGACATAAATAGTTGGAGAATCCCACCTTGAGCGAGGAAAAGGATGAGGGTGTCTGAATGTGTATGTGTTTCCAACATGACGACTTCGACCACGACCTCTCCTTCGTGGTCTTAAGGCATTCATCATAAAAAATGCACCCAAAGCTCCAGGATTTGCAGTCTTAGACCCTCCATAGATCCTTTCCATGTCTTGATCGCACTCCCCCTCGAAATGGAAAACTGTTCCATGAAAGTCTATATCCATTGTTATCCTGTCTCGCTTCGATAAATCGACAGAAACATCAAGAACACCCCTTGTTGATTTAATATATCGCTCAACTAGCTTTTCTTCGCTTGCAATCGTTACCTTTTTAGCCTGCTTTTCAAGGCGAGCTACACGAGCTTCAAGGTCGCTAATGACTTCTGATGCTGATCTTCTCATTACAGTTCTCCATTCATATAAGTAAGACACTACAAGGTAGTTATAAACAAACTAAAAAATATGGATCTGATTATGGGATATAAGCGATGGGATCATGTGGAAGATACGATACTTAGGGTCTGGTGCGATCAAGAATCATGCGAACAGTTAGCCGAGAGACTTAATAGGTCTGTGGGGAGCGTTAAGTCCAGACTCCAAACGCTAGGGATCAAGAAGAAGAACATATACCCTAACCGAGTGTGGACAAAGGAGATGGAAAAACTCTTAAAGATGAAGGCTGGAAATCAAAGCACAAAATCTATAGCTCGCCTGTTAAAGATGCCTGTCAACAGAGTGAAGCTCAAAGCCGCTCGGATGGGTGTGAGTCTAAGAACAAAAAAGTATCGTTTATGGACAGAGGGCGAGATGGAAAGGCTTGAGAAATCCCTTCATCTATGCGACTGGGAAGAGATAGCCGAAAAGGTAGGTAGAACCGAGGACGCTTGTCGGAAGAAAGCGAGTGAACTTGGGCTTAATCTTGAACAGAGGAGAGATTGGACAACTAAAGATTTAAAGCTACTACATGAGGGCAGACTAAATGGTATGTCATATAAAGCTATTGCAAAGAAACTATCACGCACCGAGAGTTCAGTAAGGAAACGATATGCTCGATATAAAAAGGAAGCTGGCCTTAGCTAGTCTGTTGTTCTTTTCCACACCTTCATATGCAGAGGTCTATGGCTGTATAGACGCTGAAGGATACACTCAAATCCATACAGCAACCACAGAGCGTCTTAAAGACACCCTCATTGTGCGTTTAAGTATAGATGCACCCAAAGGTATAGAGATCACCTCTAAGGCACTTAGAGGTGTCTTAGAGGTGCGTCTATATGGTTCATATATAAACCAAGACCACATTCAAGTAAGCCCCAATGTAAGTCTGTTAGAGTACGCTGGGTTTACTTTGTTAAAGGTGGTCGGGGGTAAGCGTGTCTTGTCTCATAAGGTTGAGGGTAATGACACGCTTGTATTAGTCATCAAGACTTAACGCATACGATTTCTGCGTGAAGCGTTCTTGGTGTAGATCATTCCAAGACCATCGGTGAACTCACCCTTTTCAAACTTCACATCATGCTTCTTAGCAAGTGATTTAACTTGCTTCTCCACCTGCTTGTTATCCATTGTTGACATGAGGAAAGTAAGAACACCATCTTCAATCTCGATGTCCTCAATGCCGAAGGTGTCCTCAAGATCTCGTCTAAGCTGACGAACATTTACAGTACCTGCGAGAACTATGTGTCCAGCAACCTTACGAGTAGAAGCAAGACGGCTGTTTGCCCTTCTATTAACTAGAAAAAAATCAGACCTACCGTCCGCAACACAAACGATTTTAACAGGAACTTCTAGCTTAGAAGGATAACCACTTCTAGTGGTAAGTTTGGGAGTCCCAACCTTTTTGACATCAAAACCAGCGTCTTTCAACACTCGCACACCAGAAAAGTCAGCCTGTTCAAGTGCCTCATAAACAAAGTGGTATAGCCTTGAACGAGGATCCTCAATCGTAGCGTCATCAACGATCAAGTCATTGAGAGTGACTGTAGCTTCGACCTCATACTCGTATACATGAAAGTTTTCCGAGTATGAACTCATTTCTTCCCTGTAGCCAATCTCTTTAGCTTTGTTTACCTTAATAGTAAACCAATAATCCTCCATGTCATTCTCATAGAAGGGATCTTCACTAAGCAGATCTTCAAGCTCTGCCAACACTTTTTTAGGTAGCTCATGGCGAGCCGCTGATTTCTCAAGGCGAGCGATTCTCATTTCAAGGTCGCTGATGACCTCACTTGCTGATCTTCTCATGGTATGTTCTCCATTTGGTTAAGGGTTAAAGAGATCACTTATGTAGTGGCATAAAGAAACTACAAATACTGTCTTAGGACAGGCGATAAGTGCGAGGGTCGATCCTGTTTGGATTGACTTTCCCATACTTATCCATAAGTGCTTTTACAGCTTTCTTAACAGCAGTGTCTGCTTCATATTCATCAGACCATTCAAGAAAATAATCTTCCCATTCCGGATTACCGTGATCTGGATTATCGAATTCACCTCGGCTATCCTCAAGCTCTCCCACAACATTTTTAAGAAACTTATCTGTGTTGTAAAGATTAAAATTGATAGCTCTTTCACCTCTCCCTGGAGCAACTCGGTTCAAATCTTCAATCAAGTTAGAGCTGTCAAAGGCATCCTCAACACATCTTTCGACTGTAAAATCTGGTGGTAGACCATTACTGTCCATGAACTCCTTGGCAAAGACCTCTTTGAAAGTCTCTTTGAGATCCAAAATTGTGCGTTTGTCGTTATACTTACCGCCAACATAGATACGAATAAAACCCTTCCCCTTTACGATCTCAAAGGTGTCATTTGGGTTGTAGTTAGCCGCCACACGCATTTGACGCTCAAGGCGAGCGATTCTCATTTCAAGGCCGTTAATAATCTCACTGGCTGATCTTCTCATAGGTCATTCTCCATCATGGTTAAGGGTTAAAGAGATCACTTATGTAGTGGCATAAAGAAACTACAAACCCCTCATCGCCTTAGCCACTCGATAAGGGAAGGTTATCCCTCCGTAAACGAAGCCTGTATATACCTGTACGAGATCAGCCCCAAGACGAATACGATCAACAGCATCTTGAGGGGTCATCACACCTCCACTAGAAATCACAGGGTAGTCGCTGTTCTCTTTCACCCATTCTAACTGCTGATGCCCGATATGTGTTAGAGGCTTGCCCGACAACCCCCCTTTTACTGTGGGGAGCGTATTGCTACAGATCACTCCCTTAACCCCGCTCTCCTTGAGAACATTTAAAGTGTGAATCAACTTCATCTTGTCCTCCATGATGTGGAGCTTAACAAGAACAGGGGTGTCAGTATGGTCTATGAGGTTTAAGCATTTATATATGTTCTCTGGTGTCTCTACATTCGGACAAGACCCATTTAGGACGATGTAATCTACACTCTTACGCAGTCGGGAGAATGTCTCATAAATCTCGGTGAGACAATATCCAGGATTTCCCATATCGCCATAAGCGATAGAGCCTCCAAGGACTAATCCTTTAGGTCGGCATTTTTTGATGTTTTGAACCATCTGGTTCACCCCGACATTAGGGAGTCCGAGCTTATTGATAAGTGCGTTTGGTTGCCTCTCTATATACTGAGGGGTGTGCCCTCTCTGCATAGCAAGAGTGACTGTACCTACCTCCACATGACCGAAGCCGAAAGACTTTAAGCCCCTCAAAGCAACCGCGTCTTTATCGAAGCCAGCACTAAGACCTAACCGATTAGGGAAATCTAACCCAAATACATTATGTGGGTCATGGATTTTCGGATACGGAAAAGATCTTTTTAGTAAAGAAATAGCTATTTTATGAGCTGTAAAGGGGTCTAAGAGATGAAGCATAGTTTTTACCCAAATTTTTTTTGCTAGGGGCTACTGTCGGTGGTATATACGCACCCTTAAATACACCAAAGGAGCTTAAAATGACAGTTCTTGCTATCTCTTGTACCACTCTTATCTATTCAGTTTACTTTATAGAAGCCTATAAAGCATACAAAAGGGGGGATGAGTCTCAAAGACCAAAACCTTGGTTAGATTAGTCCTCTCTTCCTCTGCACATATGCTCTTTTCCTACATGGATCAGAGCAATAAGCCTTTCGGTTCTTAGGTACTTCGTTCGAGCAAGTGATCGAGGTGCAGATACTGCTCGGCTCTGGAGCAATCGGCTTAGGTGGAGTGATCGGAGTTTGCTTCTTCTCTGATGTCTCCACCTTACGAGTGCGAGTTCGATTAGGGTTTCGTGCCTCATAGTCAGCACGAGCCTTTTGCATACGACACTTGTCCGAGCAGTACCTCTTGCGACCTAAAGCGACCTCGTTTGTGCATCCATAGTTGTCGCACTCCTTAGTCGATTTCTTAGGTTCATCAATCTGAATGACCTCCTCGACCTCTTTGATCGTCTTTCGGGCTTGCTCGGCTTTTTGATCCTCAAGCTCTTGATCGCTCAAAGGGTAGCCAACCATGCTCCTGCCAGGACAGGTGGAATACCAGCACTGGTCAGAGGACTCATAATGTCTAGTATAAGGGGCGAGATGGGCAAAACACACCCACCTCTTTTTCCCTAGATCGTCTATATACCACTTTACAGGACACTTCCCTGTTCCATCTCTTCGCATTATTTGTCCTCTGGAGTTTTTATATGTTTGGCTATGAGCGTTGTGCGTCTTGCAAATTGTACTACTTGACTCAAGATTTTAACGAAAACATTTGCATTGAATGTTCTCCCACAAGTCGAGAGAGAAAGACTCCTGTACCTCTATCAAAGGTACAATACAAGAAGCTCTATGAAAAAAGACTGTCGGCTGTCAAGAGCATCCTCAAACCTACTCTGCCTGCTTTCCCCTCTGATGTGTTCGATTGCATCGAGACACACAAGGAAGGGTAAAACCACTCTCGTGGCAAATAGCAGAATCTCCCTCGGAAGGCAAAGGTGAATCGCACCTCTTACATTTAAGCTCTATATTCTGTTTGTCTAAATCTGGATGGAAACAGGGCATTATTCACTTTCCTTTTTATGGTCTGTCGGTATAGATAACAATACCACAAATAGCGAAAGGATCGTGGACTTATGACGAATGACTTTAGATCTGAGATGGTCAGTATTTATGATGACGGTATCGGAGGAGTAGCCCTCATTCAAGCTATGGGCGATGACCTCACAATCGTCAACAGTGCTAGGGCGAGTCTAGGGCAAGTCAGCACAGAGATGGGTGAGCGTGAGGAACGACTCTGCAACTTCCTCATCAAAGAAGGGCACACCTCAACCACAGAACATAATGTCGTATCGTTTTGGATCAAAGCCCCCCTCTTCGTTGCACGACAACAGATGAGACACAGAACATTTTCTTACAACGAGATTTCTAGGCGATACACAAGCTCGGACATCGAGTTTTACTTCCCAAGTGAGATGCGTAAGCAAGACACTAAGAACAGGCAAGCCAGCCTTGACGAAACCTTCAACCCTGTAGTTGAGTTCGACCCCAATGACTTCCCTAAGTTCCTCAAGCTAGATGCTGTCTCTGCTATCAAGAACCATGCGACTGAATCTATCCGACTCTATAATCAGTTAGTCGAAAAAGGGGTCGCAAGAGATCAAGCTCGTATGGTTCTTCCACAGAACCTATACACAACTTATTGGGCGACAGGTTCTCTCCACAACTGGGTTAATAGCTTTATTGCTAAACGAGATCACGCTGACGCTCAATGGGAGATCAAACTACTCGCTAGAGAGATTTCTCGGCAAATCCAAAAGCTATGGCCTCTCGCCCACGCTAACTTCGTCAAGCATGGGAAGATCCCACCCCTAGACCAATAGTTTGTTTATATCTTCTCATTGGTGATCTCTTTAACCTTAACCTTGAATGGAGAAAAAACCATGAGAAAATCAGCAAGTGAAGTAATCAGAAGCCTTGAAATGAGAGTCGCTCGGCTCGAAAGACAAGCGTCTGAAAACCACATCAAGTCCACCGAGGTTGTAAAGATTCTTAGTCAGCTAAGAATCAAACTCCCCTTATGGGAAGAAGCTAAGGGTATGAAGCGTAAAGAAGTAATGACCCTCTCAAATAAGGTTGGTCGTGCTCTTGGGGATAACTGGGCAGGTTTTCTTTTGCGTCATGGAGAGATTGTCCTTTCTGGCGTAGATGTTTTACCTGCAACTAAACCTAGTGCTCGCTGGTGGGCTGGGCTTGTTTGTTCAAAAACAGGAAAGTTTATTGCAGTGGACGGACGATTTCAGACAGCCTTCATTAATGGGTTTAAAAATAGTGAATGGATTAATGAATATAACTTAGGGGTTGCTGAACAAAATGCTAACTATGATGAAGGCGATGAGGTTGATTACATTGACGCAGAGAAGTTAGCTAGGGGCATTGACTTCACAGCTAGAGGGGGCAGTGATCTCGTCATCTCTATCAAACGCTAAAAGAAGCTCAACAACAACGCAGTCGTTCCAAACAGAGAATAGAATGTGATGTCATTGAGCCTATCCCGATACTCTTCATCACTCATTCCCTCCGAGGACTTTGAGTTGAGGTATCGGGCATAGAAGAAGCAAGCTAGGCTGACTAAGGCACAATAAAGTTGTCGGTTCATTTCAAGTGTCTTTATTCTGGATTTAATTTAAAGGTTATACCTTACTACCCATCAATAAATGACACTACTTACTGACGCTGACCCCACAACACGGACAACGGCACTCGTCTGCCACATCTAACTTAGCGAGCATACGATTTCTCGCATCTTTGAGGCTGATGTCATATCCTTCGGGCAAAGGTACAGGATCAACAGAGGGGAGCGTCTTTCGTTGTCTCTTTTTTACTCGCTTTGGAGGCACAGCTTCAGACTCTGGCACAGCCTTCCATCGCCAAGCCTTTCGACCCGACTCGGTGATGCCCTTAGTATTCGTGTTAAGAACAAGACCTTTATCCATGAGATTGATCCGACATGGACGATATGTATTTGGGTTCATACCCAACGCCCTAAAGCCCTCATCGTCTGTTATGCCTTGATCGCCTTTAGAGAGGATGTGTCGGTAAACCCGATCTGTTATGTTTGTGATTTGAGGCTCAATGGACTCAAGTGCTTCACGAGAAGTCTCCATATTAGACATGAGCAGTCCTTTCATAAAAGAGGTCAGATAATAACCCCTTATATGAAATCAACTCTCTTGGTGTCTCTCTACCTCTCGTTGAAGATACCAGATCGCTTTGTTCAAGTCCTCAATAGAACTCTCACCTGGTTTCTTTCCAGCTCTCAAGATGTACTTGATCGCAGACCCAAGCGAAAAGTTGAGGTTGTAAGCCTCAATCACATCTATGGCTTCCATCCCCTTTGCTTGATAATGGTCGGGGTGGTCTATCTTCTCGTACTTTTTCTTGCTCATAACAAAAACACTCTCTCTCCACTTATCGTCCATGTATGGTAATCGGTATGCCCTACATACTCTCTACCATTCATTTCAACTAAAGATAAGCAACCAAGATGTGTATCATCCCTCGCTTCTAAGTCTTTCCTGTGATGAGTAAAGTACAAGTTGCCTAAAGAATAAAAAATAGGCTTACCTTTATAGACTTCCATAGGCTGTATTACATGAGGGTGATGACCGATAACCATATCCACACCACAATCAATGAGCCTTTTACCGACCCTCTTTTGCTCCTCAGTTGGCATTTCATATTCAGCTCCCCAATGTACGCAACATAGGAACGCATAATCGGGAATTAGCTTTCGATAATGAGGGATGACTTTTTTTACCAACAAGTCAAGAAAGTAAGGGCCACAACAGACAGGATCTTCATACGCATACTTACCGATTAAGTCGGCTGAGAAAATCGCCAACCCAAGATCGTGATCTATATGGGGCTTCAAATAGTCTGTGCCTGTACCCGAATGTGAGATGCCAACCTTATCAAGAGTGGAGATTGTATCTTCGACACTTGAAGCAAAGTCCATAGCGTGATTGTTGGCTAGAGAGAGATAGTCCACATCTGAGTCTAAAAGATGCCTAACATCACTGATCTCACCATACAAATAAACACCAGCGTGTGGCTTAGGTAGTTTCACTCTTGGTTTCCTTGTGAGAGGACTCTCAAGATTGAAAATAGAATAATCTCTAGGGATCAAAGCAAGCTCGGTTAGACACCCATCAGTGCCATAATGGATTTCTTTTCCTTTGTAAATACGACCAAAGGATATGTCTCCTCCAACTAGTATCTTCATTACTTGTCCAACTTTTTAAGATGAGGTAGGCGAGCAAACCCTTCAAAAAGATGGAAATGCTTATCTTCGTCATCCCACTCTTTGTAGTTTAAAAGCTCGTTCAAAGAGTAAGTAAAACGATCAACCTTTGAACCAGGATTTGGTGCTCTGTTTCCTTCAATGGCTGTGATCTTATCTCCCTCTACATACTCTATTATCCCGATATGTCCGTTCTTGTTTCCTTCCTCTTTCCTGTCCCAAACGATAATGTCTCCAGGCATAGGATTTAATGAGACATACCCGATCTCTGCAATCTGCTTATAAAGCTCTTTAGCATATCCAGTCTTGTCATTCTTCTCTAGGACTGGATCAATACCATTCTCTTCACAGGCTTTCTTAATACAGTAAAATACAAACCTCGCACACCACGCCGCTGTCTCCTTATTGGGTGCGTCTATGTGCTTCATAAACCAACCAACATTAGTCGTATGCTCGGACTCCCCAAAGCCAATATAGCTCCGAGCAAACCTCAACGCTTCTAATCCAAGATTAGAGGGCTTCTCCTCTTTAAGAACCACCTTCTTATCGTCACACCAAGTTTGATGGTGGTCTACACCTTTAAAATCTCGCCCCTCAAAGTTAAGAGTTGAGAGGTAAGCGTAATGAACATTTGGTGGCTTATTGTATTCTGGATTTCTATGAGTGAAGTACAAGTTCCCTAATGAGTAAAACAGAGGCTTACCCTTGTACATCTCGAAGTATTGCACCTTATGTGAATGATTACCTAAAACAACATCAATGCCACAGTCGATGAGCTTCCGACCCATAGATTTCTGACCCTTGTTCGGACTCACCCTAAACCGACCCCAATGAACACAACAAATCAGAAGGTAATCCTCGTGCTTTGCTCTAAGCTCTTTAACCTCTTTAAAGAAGTCTTTGATGTCCTCTTTGCAGTTTAAAGGATCTTCTTTTTTGTAGTGGCACTCAACCGTATCTATCGAGAACACTATTATTTTCTTCTCTTTATCTATGTGAGTCCTATCATTAGAACCACATCCAGAATGTGAGATGCCAAACTTGTTGAGGACTTTACAGGTCTGTTCGACCCCTGCCTCACCCCAATCAAGTGTATGGTTGTTAGCTAAGGAAACATGATCTACATCACACTCAATGAGATGCTTCACATCTTCTGGATTAGCATGGGTGTAGCTCGTACCCCACTTCTCATCTACATCTCTTTTATTTGCCTTCCAGTCATCGCAAAAAAGGCTCTCAAGATTAAAGATACAATAATCTCGCTCCAACTCGCCTATGGAAGCTAAACACAAAGGTGCTGAATAAGAAATCCTCTCATCTTCATAGATTCTTCCAAAGCTGACATCTCCACCTACAAGTATTTTCATAAGTCGTTCTCCTTCGTTTACCTACATGGACGAGTATAAAAAAAGTATTAAGCCCTTTAGACTCCCCCATCATTACCCTTATTCGCCTTCCTCTCATCAAGTTTAGCTTTAACTGCTTTACCCCCGTCCACAACCTGCTTCCTCAAGACCTTACCCTCTAACTTCGCAATACGAGTAATCGCTTCTTGATGTCTTACTTCACATGAACCATGCTTTAACTTACGATCAAGACCAGACACCTTCTTGAGCAGATAAAGCAAAGTCGCTCCCACAACACTAAAAGGAATAAGAGTAGCTGGAGGTTCAAATGGAGGTGGTGGCTCTTTAGGTGGGTGTAAGATGATCTCTTGTGTCTCCAAAGAGAAATCACCCAAACTCACCTCTACTCCCTCAAGGTTCACTTCCCCCACTATTTTTAGTCTAGGCTTCGGTCTAGGCTTCTCCCTTTTAATACCCACAGCAAGAACAAGACGACCCCCTGCTTCTAGCTTGCAGTCTTCTAACCTATAAACAGATCCGTCATTGAGTCGGACTAGACCCCCTTTAAGCAGTTGAGCTGTAATCCCCTCTGTAATCACACACATAAGGTATCTCCTTTGTAATTGGTATAACTTACTAAACCCCTACAATATAAAAGATATTAAGAGGATTTTTAGCTCGTTTATAACCCAACCTTTATTAAAGGAGGCTCACATCATGGCTGTAGCATTTAAAAGAAATCAAATCCTCTCTCGTGGCGACCTCGACATCTTCCTCACAAACTCAAATGGGAATGTCGCAAACGCCGCCGAGATCACTTACGCACTTTATTATGTTGATCCTGGACCACCCGAAACTGATGTACTCATTGGTGATCCTGCTCGCATACCAGAAAACCCATCTGTTGGTGAATACTATGCCTCTGTACGCATACCCACCACAGCTACCTATGGTCGCTATCGCATACGATGGACGCTCAAAGAGTTGGTCAACAGCCAACCCCAAACGGTTGTCCAAGAGTTCGGGGTAGTCGCAGAGAACGCTGTACTCGGATTACAACTCACCGAGGGTCAAAAACAAATGATCTATAAGTTGCGTATGCTCCTTAGAGATCAGTGCCTTGCTGGAGAAGAACTCGTCACTGTTGATGCTGACGGTGAAAAGATCACACTCCCTATCGAAGAACTATATGACATCATAGGAGATGAAAATGCTTGAAGAACTGCTAGTTAAGTTTGACCTCACAATAGAGCAACTGAACAAAAAAGGTCGAGTAGCTAAAGAGATTGTAGAAAAGCGTTCTGCTCTTGTTTCACATCTCCATAAGCAAGGGTTCTCTTGGAAAGAGATGACCGAAATCACAGGTCTTTCCAACGGGTCTATTCAGAGGCTGACCAAAGCGAAAGGCTGTAAAGCAGTTCAAGACAAACGCAAGAAGCTAGGTGCTAATGCAGGTCGATCTACCAAAGGTATGGATAGGTCTGAGCAACTAAAAAAACAATGGGCTAAAGGAGACTTTGACTTCCATCGGGGGAGAGTTCGACCACAACATGAGCGTGATAATCTTAAAAAGGGGTGGGACAATCCGATTTCCAAAGCAAAGGCTTCTGCCCACAGTTTAGAGGATGTGTGGGGAAATCCAGATGTGAAGCAGAAGCTCATGGACTTTCACCACGATCCCGAAGAAAGAGCAAGGAGATCGAACGATCAAGCGATTAGAATGAAAGAGAACCCAACACCTTACCTTAGAGGCAAAACCTCAATAGAGGCTACTCCTAAAGGCAATAAAGATGAGGTTCGTGTTCGCTCAAGCTATGAAGCAAAGACAATCTCCATCTTAGAGTCAGACCCTAATGTCAAAAGCTATACCTATGAGCCAATATACAAAGTTGCTGGAAGAACAATACTCCCCGACTTTGTTGTCCACTATCAAGATGGATCTACTACTCTTGTTGAAGTTAAACCACAATGGGCTTTAAACCGAGAAGATGTTATCGCTAGGTTAGCCCTGTCTCAAAAAGTTGCTGAAGATAATGGTTGGTCTTACCAAACATGGACTGAAAAGGAGTTGGGACTATGACATCTCAAGAACAAACACAGAAGATTAAAGACGCTTTCAAAAAAGGGAAGCTATCAATCAAATCTATGGACACTCAAGGTGATTTCTCTTGGAAGCAGATCTCTAAAGCCCATAAGAACCCTACACCTATTGAACCCATTTATAAAATCACCACAGAGCAAGGTAAACATCTCACTATCACAGGTGGACACCGAGTCTATATGTCTCCTAACCTTTGTGTTCCAGCAGAAGAGCTGTCCGTAGGACTTAGCTTACAGACATCACAAGGAACAACTAAGATTTCCAATATCGAGGTCATCGAAAACAGACCCTTTATGTTCGACCTTACTGTTGAGGAGAACCATAACCTTGTACTCGAAGGTTCTGATGTGGTTGTCCACAACTGCCCAGACAAGTATTATCACTTCAGACCACCAGAGCATGAAGCGAATATCGGTTCGTACAACCGAGTCTTTGGTCAAGTGTGGGAGGACGAGGAGTTCCTAGAGTACCTAGAGCGAGCTTTAGACTGGTGGAATATGCAACCACCCGAAACTGAAGAACTCCAAAACCTCGATGCTCTCGTAAACCAAAAACCTGCTTGGAGAACCCCTATCCTTCAAGGTGCTATACAGTTTGCGGCTATGGCTCTACAAGCAAACTGGATCGTGGACGAGTTTGACTATTCGATAGGTGGCATCTCACTCAACATCGACAGATCAAGCAAGTATGAAGGACTCAAATCCTCTGCCGAGCAAATGTGGTCGATGTCTGTCGAAGCAAAAGCTCGCACTACAAAATATATGCGTGGGTTAAAACAGCCCAAGTACGGTGTGGGTATCCGCTCCGCCTTCGGACCCCATGTGGGTCGGGGCGTTTTAGCACCTCGAAACTTTCTTTGATCCCTATGTAGGCAGAGGCGTATTGAGGTAAGCAACGAAAGTATGGTGTTGGTATCTGTACTTTGAGGGTATATTTTGAACCCTATGTGGGCTGTGGGGTAGGACAAAAAGTCTTGACCGATTGCTTACTTTTCATATAAGTAAACCCTAACTCAAGCAGAAAGGATTTACTTATGGCTACTTGCCCTCACTGTAAAAGAGAGTTCAAAGGGGATCGAATCAATAGCCGCCACATGGCAAAGTGCTGGCCTAACTGGAAACCCGAACCAATCACACCATGTATCTGTGGACATGAATCTACCTCAAACTCACAGATGAAAAGACATAAGAGTGGATGTGGGGTATGGCAAAGTCGAGATAAGAAAGCGATCTCAAAGTTTAGACGCAAACAAACTATGTTAAATCGTTATGGGGTTGAGAATCCTGCCCACAGCAAAGAGTCTGTGGAGAAGCGTAAACAGACTAACCTCAAGCGTTATGGTGCAGAGAACCCTTTCTCAAAGGAGAGTAGTGTCTTTGAAAAGGTGCAAGAGGCTCTTGATGGTAAGCGTCCAATCTTAAAGGGTAAGGATAACCCTTTTGCTTGGGAGAGCGTACAGGATAAGATCAAGCAGACGAACCTTGAGAAATATGGTGTAGTCAACCCTCAACAGAATGATGGGGTCAAGGCTAAGACATTGGCTACTAATCTTGAGAGGTATGGTGGGACGCTATTCGGGTCAGCAGAGCTAAGGGCTAAGATTGAGGCAACGAATATAGAGCGTTATGGAGTGCCGATCCCTAGCATGAGTGAAGAAGTCATGGAGAAGGTTGTAGCGACTAACATGGAGCGATACGGTGTGCCTTACACGAGTGCTGTGGAGGAGTTTAGGCAGAAACAACTCAAGACGATGATTGAAAACTATGGAAGCCACTACTTTGCGTCCGAGCAAGGCAAGGGGGAGATTAGGGCTACGATGATGGATCGTTATGGGGTTGAGTTTCCAGGTGCTATTGAGGGACATTGGGGTAAGGTTCAAGATACTCTAAAAGCAAGGTATGGTGTGGAGTTCCCTATCTTGCTTATGAGTCAGAAAGAGATGAACAAGTTTGAGTCGAGGGTAGCTTCATATAGCGACAATCTCACCTTTACAGGTAATGGGGCATATTGGAGATTTCTTCCAAGCAAGAAGAACTTTGACGGTTCGATTGGTGGCTTTAAGAACCCAGACTTTGTAGTTTGTGTGAGTGATGATCCCGAACATCCTTATAGGGGTGCTACAAAGGTGGTCGAGTGTTTTGGTAGGTATTGGCACTCACAAGCGTTAACAGGAATGAGTAAAGAGGAGCATGAGCGTAATACGATAGAGGCTTATGCGGAGGTGGGGCTGGATTGCCTTGTGATTTGGGAGGGAGACATTCGTTCGGATGAGGAGTCAGTGATTGTTAAGGTAGGAAGGTTCTTAGGGTGAAACATATTTCACCGAGTGAATAAAAGTCGTTTCGTATAAGATTAGGTAGGTGGCAGTTATAAGGATTGCCATGACTTAACCTTAGCGAAAGGACTTATATGAGACACTTGCTCATCGCCTTTACTGTGTTATTTGCTACCAATGTAGGGTTTGCTCAAGACACCCCAATGGGTCGTTTTAATCGTTTAGCTCAACAAGGTGAGACTAAGCAGTTAACAAAAGAAGAGAAAGCCTACATAAAAAGGGTGGCAGTCAGAGTCGCAAAGGAAGTGGCGATTGCGATCTTATCAACGAGGGGTGGTGTAAAGACTCCCAAGGGTCAGATCATCACCCTAGCGTCCTCTACACTGATCAAAAACACTGAGAAGTTTATGCAAGAGAAGATCAAAAGAGAACTTGATAAAGAGACAAGAGCAGTAATCAGAAGGTCTGTTGAAACAAAAGAGGTTGAGAGACTTCTTAATAAGGGTGTTACCGAAGCTCAAAAAAGGTTCACACCTGTATCTCGACCGAAGCCACGACCTGTTAAGAGAAGGGTAAAACGCAAGAGCAAACCTAAGCGTAAGTCTAAACCTGTGGAGCGACCTACAATAGATGATTTTAGACCACCGTCTATACCCGCAAAAGAGGTCTTTGATTTTGTACCCACACCAACACAAAGAGACATCATTGATCGAACAGCCTAAGACGGATTTATTTAATGGATTTCTGTAGAGAGTTAAGACTACCTAAATATGCCCTTACCGAGATCAATGATGAGGGGAAAAGGGTATGGAACAAAGCTGGCATTGACCACTTTAATAACTTGCTTGAAGAGGAATGTGGATGGACTCTCATGGAGATGGTTTGGTTCATAAACAGGTCATTCAAGGAAGTCGGCATCAGTCTGAATAGACCGATTAAGACCGAGGGTGGTCTTACTCGCTATGAATGGACTAAAGACAGCTTCACTCTTTTAGTAAGGATGGGTCATCCAGAGTTTTATTTATTTATTAACGATAAAGAAATGGAAGTCAAAGACCTCATCAACCTATGGGATTATATACAATGAGATACCTATTTGCTTTGCTATTTATGATGAATACAGCGTTCGCTCAAGAGTATTGTCCGCCCCCACTTGAGCTACCTAAGCTACCCGACAACACCTCTATGCCTGTCCTTGAACACCCACCTGTCGTGGTGTTTCCAGAAGAGACAGCAAGGAAGTTAAGGGAAGAATGGGTTAAGTCTTTTTATACTAAAAAAGTTGTAGGTAGCCTCATTCGCATCACAGCTTTAAAAGACCTAAGAGTACGAACCGAGACTACGAACACGAGTATGAGAGCTGGTGATCGAAAGTCGTTTTTCAAGTGGGAAAAGATCGAGATACTTGTAGGGGAAGGCAACTGGGCGATAATCAATCACGCTCAAAAGCGAAGGATAAGAAAGCCAAAAGTTATTCCGCCTCCAATGATACACTATGAGGAGGATGGAATATGACCTTACAACAGCTCTACCGTAAACGAAAAGAAATCGAGTCTCGCATCTTCAAGTTGGAGATGGCTTGGGTTTTTTTAAGTGCTGTCTTATTCATTGAGTGTTATTTTTTCTCCGAGGGGAACTATGTGCCGATCACCCTAGCACCTTGTTTGATAGGTATTTGGTTAGTGGTATTTCCTCTACACATAATGGCTCGTGGTGAGTTATTTGAGACACTTAAAGAAATGGACGAGCTACTAAAACATATAACCAATGTGCGTGAAAAGATGAAAGCACATTGGAGGAAAGATGAGCAACACGATTGAAAATCTCAATCTTAAAGGGGCTGACTTAAGAAAAGGCACTTTTAGAAATGTAGACTTTGTAAATACCAACCTTGAGGGTGCTGATCTAAGAGGTTCAACATTCATCGGATGCTGTCTTAAAGGATTAAACCTCAAGGGAGCTAGGTTTGATGATTGCATCATAGAAGATGTTGACTTCACAGGATCTGACTTCACAGGAGCAACCTTTGATAATGCCAAGTTCCATGAGCCGATTATGGAAGGGTGTAATCTTAGAGGAGTAAAGCTCAATCAGACAGCGTTCAACGGTGGAAACTTCATAAGGTCAACTATTGAGGATGTAGACTACACTCGGATTGTATACGACTTTGAGGAGTCAGAGTCCGAGTGTATGAATGGTTATCTACAAGACCCTAGACTTCTATTTGATGGGTGTAATCTTCGAGGTGCTAAGTTTGACGGATTAACTCTTACCCATGCACAGTTTGAGGATGCTGATCTTACAGGGGCGAGTTTCAAAGACTGTGACCTTAGCTCTAGTCCAGAGGATTATGACTATCAATCAGAGGGTACGAGTTTTAAGGGTGCTATCTTAGAGGGTGTGGTATTTGAGGGTGCTAATCTTGAAGGGGTGTTAGGTCTTTCATAACTCGTTTATGAAGCCTCCCCTTGTTAGAAAAAACAAAGGGAGCTTCAAATGAAAGTTATCGAAACACTTGAGATGATGGGAGATCGTTTACAGATCGCTATTGTCGTTTGTGATTATCCTCAAGAAGAGGGCAATGGTGATCTATTTATTAGATACGCTAACCTACCAGCTTCAATGATGTTCGGTTATCTACATCAAGAGATGGTCGGCTTAGATGTTAGAAGTCTTATGCCCTCTAACATAGGGGATAACCATAGGGGGTATGTTAAGAGCTACAAGGGAGCGACCAATGGTAAGCGTCATGGCATCATGGGTAACTGGAGAAATCTCGAAGCAGTCAAAAAAGATGGTTCTGTTGTTCCTGTTAAAGCGAATGTGGCCGACATAAAAAACAGCGAGGAGAGATACTTTGTCGCTGTCTTTGCAGACAGATCAGAGGAGTTAAAGACACAAAGCGAGCTTGAGCAGATCATTGAAGAGAACAAGGCTACGCTTCTTGAGCTTGAGGAGATGAAGAAGAAAGCTGAAGAAGATAAATCCAAAGCCGAGTATGCCCTACTACAAGAGAAGAAGCTGACTGGACAGATCACCCTATTGCGTCAGTTGTTCAATGGCACAGTGGGATTAGTCACCATGCTAGGTTTGCTCATCATCACCTCATGGATTACAGGCAATAATGAAGCGAAAGACTCTCTGGCTATGATTGAGCGTGTTTTATTGGTCTTAACAGGTATATTAGGATCAGCTATGGCTTCGGTCTTTGACTCTCGTAATGGGGGCAAGGGAAAATAACCTTTCGGAAAGGAAATGCCTTATGTGGTGTCTTGAAGTAATCAAACACATGAACAAACCCAAAAAAGAAGAGAAGCCAGACCAAGAGGGTGGATCAAAGACCGAACCTAGAGAAGATCAAGCTCGTCCGAGCTAAAAAGCGATCTCTCGAAGTGATCTGATCTAACTCCTCTTGCGTCAAATGACCCGCCTCTTTGACCCCTTGTAAAACATCAAGGAGATCTTTCTGACCATAAAGGGTCATCTCTTGGACTACCTTATACGCATCATCTCTAGCGTACCCCTTGTCCATGAGGAACAAGAGACAAGTCTGACTCAAATAAGACCCTTTAACTTGGTCTATATTATGAGCCATCCTGTCTGCGTCTACATAAAGGTTCTTGATAACCCCATTAAGTCTGCTTAGACCAAAGCAAACGAGATGTAGGGAGTCCTCTATGGCAATACGCTCTACAGATGAATGACTCATATCTCGTTCATACCAAAGAGATACATTCTCAAGGCTAGGCTGAACATAAGATCGGATCATACGAGCTAGTCCAGTTAGGTTCTCGGACAGGATTGGATTTCTTTTATGGGGCATAGCTGATGATCCTGTTTGATCTTTACCGAACCCTTCTGCCACTTCTTGTATGAGAGACTGTGATAAGTTTCTCACCTCTATGGATAAGCGTTCCATAGATGCCCCTAAAATGCCCAATACGCTCATAAAGTATGCGTGTCTATCTCTTGGTATTACTTGAGTCGAAACAGGCTCAAAATCAAGCCCTAGAGCCTTGCATATTGTTTTCTCGATTTGAGGGTCTATATGAACATAGTTCCCCATAGCACCAGATACTTTCCCGACAGAGATTTCTTCTTGTGCTCTCTTCATGCGTTCTAAGTTTCGAGTCCACTCTGAATAAAACCCAAGCAAGATAACCCCAAAGCTCGTGATCTCACCCGACATCCCATGAGAGCGTCCTAAGATGGGAGTGTCTTTATATTCAATCGCCTTCTTCTTGAGCGTTTCAAGAAGATACTCAATCTTTTGAATGACAACATCAGAAGCGTTCATCATCTGTGTTGCAAGACAAGTGTCAAGGATGTCAGACGAGGTTGCCCCCTTATGAAGATAAGGCAAGGACTCCTTACTCATCTGAAGCCCTAGAGCCTGTATGAAAGCGACCGTCTCATGTCGGGTTTCTTTTTCCTTAACAGCCAAATCTTTAAGGAGCAGTTCAAGGTCTACCTTCGAGAAATCCTCAAGGATTGAATCTGGACATCCTTGACTCGAACAAAAAAGTCTCTCGATTTCGACAAAGATCCTCAAACGATGGATCGGGCTGAAGATACTTTCAATCTGGGGACAAGCATATCGAGCTATCATGTGTGTAACCCTTTATCTATAATGAAACCATAAGGAGGAACGATTTATGATTACCACGAAGAAAAATGGAAAAACACTGGTAGACAATGATTTGCTTGACAGCAATCACTTCAAATATGCCTATACAGATCAGCTCTTTTATGAGCTAGGTATGGAAGAGTCCGAGGGGGTTGAACCTCTAAGGGGAGATGACCCTTGGTACATCAAAGGTGATCTACACGGTGTCCATGTCTCTGCGACCTACAATGCCTACGAAAACCTCACCCTAAGTGTCTTTGGCAAGCGTGTGTCATATAAGGGTTCAATGAAAGATACCCTAAATGACTTTATAGACACATATAGGAAAGAGTGGAATGGATATAACCACAGTAGAGGACAACAAGCGAGTAATATGTGAACATTCCTATTATCGCTGGTGGCAAATGAAGAACCCCTCTTTTAGAGAGGTTCTGATAAAGATCAGCGAGGAATGTGGATCACAATATGACCCGACATATAACCTCATACCCCAACCGAACAACGAACCCCCAACAGAAGAGTTTGCGTGTTCAATACATGGTGTTCAAGCCACCATAGTAAAGGTGTGTACCTCTGCTTCAACAGAGATCAAAACGCATATGGTATGCTACCCAACAGCCAAGCATGACTGGATACATTACCAAATGCGTGTTGATGATCTATTCATACCTTACTTCCAAGAGTTTTTAATAAACTTAAGGAAAGTATGGTACGAACAGAATGGAAAGCCTTAGCCCTCCTCAAGACCCTTTTGGATCGCTGTGATAACACCCTTAGTCTCAACAGCCATGATTGCATCAAGAGTTGCTTGGTCATCACCGTACATCTCTAGGGCAATCTTAGCTCTCTTGCTCCAGTGCTTAGAGGTGTCCCACTCGATACCACCTGGTAAGACTTTGATCTTTGAGTTGTCCTTACCGACTGCGACTGCTCCCTGTGCAGGATCAACATCCCCATCAATCGCTTGAAGGATTTGAGCGTTTTCCAAATCTTGCTCATCTACTTCATCTACTTCCTCAATCTCAATCTCCATGTCAGCAAAGAGATCGTCCTCCTCCTCAACGACTTCTTCCTCAACGACAGGCTCTTGAGCCGCAGTCTTGGTCACTGATGCTTGCATATTGTCGAGCTTAGAAATCTCGGCACTAGCTTGTGATCCGTCCGAGATTACAGTCTTGGTGTTCGCCGCTGTCTTGAGCTTAATCGCACTCACAGACTCTGCCCCTTGAGACTCGGCAACACCATCACCTGCACTAGAAGCTCCAGCGATGTCTGCTCCAGACTTATTCTCTACCTTAGCCACAGGTCGGATGTCGTCATCTTGGCTCTCAACAACAAGAGGGAACTTCTTAGGTGCTTCCTCTGTCTGTGGGTTGACCTCTGCAACAGCCCTTTCCTCATCGTAAACAGTCTGAACAGGCATCTCCTTCTTAGCTGGAGCGACAGGAGTAGGAGCAACTTCCGCAACAGGCTCGCTTGCACCTTCTTCAACAAGAGCAAGCCACCCTCTCTTTAAGCCTGCCTTAAGCTCTGGCATATCTGTCTGCTGACCATTGAACTTCAAAGAGAAGCCGTCAAACTCAACGATGTCTCCCTCATAGATGTTCCTCTCAAGGCGACCAAGATGGATGGTTGAGTTTGCCTTGAGTTGGACGAATGTTCCTTTTTTGAATGTAAAGTCACTCATTTATTTATACTCCATTGGTGTAGTATTAGTGTTGTCTATACTCTACCTATAAACAAACTAAAAATCGCACCCCCATATTACCATCATATCTGCAAAACCAAACAAAAAGGAGATCCCATGTTCGTTTTGTACGCTATCCTATCCTATTTCGTCTGGGCTTATATACACGAGTACGCTCACCTACTAACAGCTAAAAAGCTCGTAGGGGTCAAGTCTTACACCATGAGGATCTATCCTCATAACCACCCAAGACTCGGCTTTGTGTTCGCCTCTGTGAGCTACGAGTATGAAAAAGAAACCATGACCCTAGATCAAAAGGCATGGATTTCTTTTGCACCACGAATACCAGATGCCCTCGCCTTAATCC